TACTCCTTTAACATCTTTTCTTTCACTTGTTTTGTAGTGATTTTTTTATTTGTGATGTGTTCTAATATAGTGTGTTTTGAATTAGTTGTTTGTTCAGGATTAAAAGATACCGTTGTGGCACTCTCAGCTAAGAAAGTATTGTATATAGCTGCTAATAATCTGTAATTGGTCACACGACCATTAAAGAAATCTGTTGAATTATAATTTTCTTTTATTTCTTTAATTAGATTATATTTTTCATTACGTAATTTAGAATTACTTAAATTTTTTCTTGACTCAACAACTGCAGACAGCAAATCACGAGCTTTATTTTCAGATTGATAGTGTCTTTCAGACAAAATACGATATAGTTGAAGTTCTTTACCCAACTCTGTATTTTCGTTGAAATACTTTTTTACTATTTTGACAGATTTTGTACTTTTACCAGCCAACACGTCAGCTGTTATTTGTCTTGTCAATAATTCAAAAAGAATACTTGTATTCTTTATTTTAGAATGTTTTAATTTGCGGGCCATTATATAATACTCCGTTTAATCATATATTTTGTCATAAATAAATATAAAGTTAAATAATAATTATTCATTTGAAGTATCTTTAGTTAAAGAAGTTACCTCATTCTCGTACTCTTTTTCTACTTCAGATGTTTCAGTTATAATTTTAGTGTCAACTTTATTAAAATTCATGGATTTTTTCAATGCGTCGTAGTGAGCTAATGCTAAAGGTCTACCATATTTAGGAGCTCCACTACCACCTTTCTTCATATCGTGAGCACCTAGAGGGTCTCTACCACGTGCTCCACTATCTTTACCATATTTATTTGGTTCTTCAGGTCTACCTGCTCCCTCAAATCCTCCTTCAGGAGCCCCTCCTTTATCATTTAACTCATGTCCTGTTCTACCCATAGCCATATCTGATGGTGTTCCAGTAGCTTCACCTGATTTAGCTGGGTCATTACCCTCATTTTCTATTTGAGAACGTCTAAACTTTTGTTTGTAATCAAATAATATGTTTTCGTCTTCTTTTTTAATTTCTTCTTCTGTAAATCCAAATACATTTTTGTAAATCCATTCAGAAGAAACTAGACCATCTTGTAACATTGAAGAAGCTAATTGTGTTTTATTGTTCCACAATTCAACTTTTTCCTGTTCATAGATTGTTGAGGGGTTAGTAAGACTTAATTCAAAATTAACTAAATCAGCATCTTGATAACCTTGAGAATATAAATGAACGATAGCCATCTTTGTTAATTCACTTATTGTAATTCTTTGTATTCTTTCTATAGTCCTAGCAAATCTTACATCTTCAGCAGCTAAAGTAGCCTTTGAACCTATCTGGTCTTCAAAACCTAAGAAAGCTTTCGGTATTCTCAAAGAAGATAGTAATTTATTTTTAAGATATTCAATGTCCTCAGTAGCTTCATAGGTTAAACCAGGTAATGAATCTATACTCGTACCACTATCACCTCCTCGTACGGGTAAGAAAAAGTCTTCTGTAATGTTTTGCATGTTATATCTTAAATTGTAATCACCTGTATCTTCATCAACAACAGGAGCTTTCTTCATTTTGTTAATTACTTTTTGCATATAATTATCAACTTCAGAAGGAGGTATATTACCTATATCTAATTTAAAAATTCTTTTTTCTGGTGCTCTCATGATTCTATGTATCATCATAGCATCTTCCATCAATGTAGTCTGTTTCCAAGTCTTTCTACCACCTTCAATTTGAGACTTACCATAAGGTAGATAATTAGAATCAGATAATAGTCTGAAGTGAGCTACTTCATAATTTTCTAATTCTTGTTTTGTAGCAGAACGTTCAGATTTATATCTATGTTCACTTGTAGTTGACTCTACTAAAAATTTTACATATTCAGGATTCTCGGGGTCTAAACCTTCAATACGTGATGTATCATATACAGATAAAGGAACTACGTTTGTAATACCATACTTTTCGTTGATTTCTAATTTTAAGAAGAAATCACCATACTTACACATATTACGAACCCAAGGCCATAGATTGAACTCAATATTCACGACATCGTAAAATAAGTTGTGTAATATTTCTTTAATCTGATTATTATCTGTTTTAATTTCTAAAACGTCTCCGTATTCTGATTTCATAGTAGATTCATCAGCGTAAATATCAAGAGCACTTGAGATGATAGCGTCAGCATCCATTGATTCATAATCTTTAAATAAATTAAGTCTCATCGACCTAGTCATTAAAGCATCAGAATAACCACTCAGTCCTACTCCTGTAAATATTTTTTGATACCTATCAATCAAATTACTTTTTTGATAAGCTTGTGTACGACTTGTATCGGAAACTTTTAGTTTCTTTCCTCCTACATTTCGTACTACAACGTTAGTAGAAAATAATCTTAATAATCTACTTCTTAAGCCTGTGTCAGCCATTTTTTACCTCTTAATTAATTAACCAATCTAATGATTCCTTTTTTTTACCTGTTTCCCATGTCCAAGAATCATTTTGGTTATTAGTTGGTGTATAAACACCTTGATTTGATGTTATACTATTCATTGCTTTCTTTTGTAATTCTATACCTTCAGCTCTCAATCGTAGAGCAGTTTCTCTTATCCAGAGTCCCATAGCGAAAGACATTACTAAATCATCATTATATCCTGACATAGCTTCTGCTCTGCTACCGTTATATATAAATACAAACAATTCGTCAATTAATCTCTGTGAATGGACGGTTACAGCTCTTTCTCTAAAAAATTCTTCTAATTTAGACACAACTAATGGTCTTGTTTTAGAAGTTATAGTGAATCCTGGTACCAGTTGTTTTTCCATTCTATTTATTTTATTGTTGATTTGTCTATGTACATCAACAACTTGTAAATCTTTACTCATATAAAAAAGGTTTTCATACTCTCTATCAATCACTTGTTGTATTGTAGCCCAACCTATGTTATTGTTCTCAATAACTAATAATGCGTTGTTATATTCTGTAGCTACATTTACTAATAAATTTCCATAATCTCGTGTAGACATTCTTCCTTTATACTCAGCGACTTGTTCTAAACTTTCTACATCTAAAATATGAAAAGCTGAGTAGTCTGTTGAATCACCTCTACTAACGTCAGCACATACTACATAATCTTTTGTATAGTTTGGTGGTTCCCATATCCAAACATTCGAATCAATACCTCTTTTTTCAATAGGTTCTTTTACGTGTGATTCTCTATACTCTTCCAATATTACACCATCTACTACACTTTGACCAGAAGTAATGAAGTCACAATCACATTCTTGAGCAGCTAATGAAGGACCTAATAAAGTATCTTGTTCAGTTCTCCATTCCTGAGCTCTATCAGGATGTACGGTCCAATGTAATTTGATGAAATTAAAATCATTCAAATGGTCTTCAGCATCCATCCATGTTCTATGAAACCAATTACCAACACCATTAGGTGTAGATAAAGCTATACATTGACCTCCAGTTGATAATGTCTGAGATGCTGCTGCCCATATACCATCAATCTTATCAATAAATGCTGCCTCATCAAGTATCAGTAATGACAGAGCTTCTGAACGACCACTATCTTCACCACTCGATACAGCTTTTATTTGAGAACCATTTTTGTATCTTAGACTCAACTTGTTATCCTCAACACAAGGTTGTTTTAACCAACTTGGTAGATTAGCATGCATCACACGAACCTTTGTTACCAAGTTTTTAGCTACTTCTTGTTTTGTAGCTATAACCAAGATATTTTTATCTTGGTGAAAAGTCATCATCCATAATGAATAACCTGCCGTGAGAGTAGATATTCCTAATTGACGAGCTTTTAAAATGATGTTGAATCTATTATTTACAAATTCACCAACGGTCTCTTCTTGAAAATCATATAAATTAAAAGGTACTTTACCTTTTATCGGATGTTGAATCATACAATATTTCTTTAAGAAATAAACAGGGTCGGAAGCACACTTCACATACTCCTGTTTAATCACATCTTTGAGTTGTCCTTTTGAATTTCTTTCCATATTAGTATACTACAGAAACAGTTCCACTTCCTGTAATTCTACTTAGACTTATTTCATAAAGGTCTTTTGCATTTATAGCACTAGCTGCGACCGGTGCTCCTTCAACTGGATGAAGAACCGTTGTACCTGCTGTTTGTATTATAAATCCATCTGAACCAGCATATGAACCAGATAAGTAATGGTCACCTGCTCCAAACTCTACAATTCTATTGTATTTAGCACTTGGTTTAAAAGTTGGTGCACTACGACTAGACACGTCTGTTCTGGCTCCTGAGCCACGTTTTACTTCTGCCATTTAATTTCTCCCTAATTTAAGACCGGCATTTCTTAGTAA